AGAGTTTGAATTTGAAAACAGTGAATTCAGTGTTTTTGTGAGTAACCTTTCTAAGGATAGGGAGATAAAAAACAAACTGGAACAACTAGCTCAAGTTGCATTACAAGCTCAAAAAGCAGATTTGTCAACAATAATAGAAACAATATTAAATGACTCACCTAAAGATATAATAGCTTTAATTAAAAAAGGTGAAGAAGAATTCTATCAAAGAGAGGAACAGAGATCTAAATCTCAGCAAGAGCATGAACAAATGGTTGCACAAATGCAACAACAACATGAGCAAGAGCTGCATGATTATGAATCATCTGAGAAACAAAAGGACAGAGATTTACAACAGTATATAGCTGACTCAAATAATCAAACTAAAATACAAACAGCAGAAATATCAGCGCTTGGTTTTGCTAAGGATCAAGATGTAAACAAAAATATGATACCAGATGTTATAGAGCAAGGGAGACTAGCTTTATCTCAGCAAGAGTTATCTCATAATCAGTTTATAGAGCAGCAAAGATTAGGCCATGAAAAAACTTTAAAAGAAAGAGAGCATTCTTTGAAAGAACAAGACATGAAATTTAAAAAAGAAATAGAAGATAAAAAAATTAAAGCAATAGAAGTCCAAAATAAAAATCAAATTGAATTAGCCAACAAAAAATCTAGATTAGATGAAAAAATGGCTAACAAGAAAATCGAACTAGAAAAATTAAAAATTAAAGCAAAATCTAAAACAACTAATAAAAAATAAATGGCAAAACAAAATACAACTACCAGATTTTTAAAAAAGGGAAAAATAAAGGGAAAGCAAAAGAAAAGTAAAAATAAACATGAATCAAATAAAAAATATAACAGACAAGGATAATGGCACTAGAATTTTCAACTCAAACCAAACAAAAAAACCTACTTATAACTAAAGAGTGTATAGATATATTAAACTTCAGGATAGAACAAGAGGAGCAATCTGCAAGATTATATCACTCAATGTCTATATGGTTAAACGATAATGGATTTACTGGAGCTTCAAAAGCATGGCAATCTGACTCAGACGGGGAGATGGTACATGCGTCATGGGCTAAAAATTTCCTATTAGACATGGGAATTAAACCTAAAATACCAGCGCTAAAGGAACCGACACAAACATTTACAGGGTTAGTTGATATTATTAAAAAGTCATATGATCATGAATTAATGGTAACTAAACAGTGTAATGATCTAGCTGCACACTCTATTAAATATAATAATTATTTATTATATCAATTAGCAATGAAATATATGACAGAGCAGCAAGAAGAGATTGGAAAAATTCAAACACTGCTAGATAAATTAGAAGCATTTGGAACAGATAAAGTAGCATTAAGATTACTTGATAATGAATTAGGAAAATAAAAAAGCTATAATAACTTGCGATAAAAATAAAATTAAGTTGCATATAATTAATTAATACGTTATATTATTAATCAAAAGGAAAACAACATGAGTAGTAAAATAGAAAATTTAGAGGAAAATTTATTTGGTAATTTCAAATTCATTAATGAAGACATACCAAAAGACTTAGAAAAAGAAGATAAAAATAAAAAGGAAGTTAAAGAGGAAGATAAAAAAATAGAGGACGAAATTTCTGAAGAAGAAAAAATAGCATTAAAAGAAGCTAAAGAAGCATCAGAAAAAAAATCTAAAAAAGAATCTAAGTCAGAAGATAAAGTTGAAGAGCTTGTTGAAAATAATGAAACAGAGGAAGTTGGTGAAATTGATAATAATGAGTCAGAATTTTCAATATGGGCTAAACATTTAAATGAAAAAGGGATTCTTGATCTAAGTGAAGACGATAAAATAGAATCAGAAGAGGATCTTGAAAGAATTCAAATAAGAACAATACAAAATGGAATTAATGATTATAAACAATCAATTCCAGAGGATGGTCAAAAATTTCTAGAGTTTATTGAAAATGGAGGGAATCCATCTGATTTCCATAAATATTATTATGGAGACGCAAGTTTTGAAGACTTTAATATAGAATCAGAAGAAAATCAAAAATATGTAATCACAGAAGCTTTAAAGATTGAAGGATATACAGACGATGAGATTAATGATGAAATTAATGATGCTGTAGATCTTGGTAAACTAGAAAAAAAAGCGTCTACACATTTAAAGAAACTTCAGAAACTAGAAAAAGAACAAAAGGAACTCTTACTTGAAACTCAAAAAAATTACGCTAGAGAACAAGAAGAGTTAAGAAAAAATGAGTGGGAAAGTTTTAAGAAAGGTTTATTTGATAAAGATGAAATTGGAGGATTTAAGTTTTCCAACAAAATGAAACAAGATACTTGGGAATATATGACTAAGGTTGTAGAGAAAAAACAAGGATTAACTCAATATCAATTAGATTCAAAAGAAAATTCAGACGCAAGATATATATTCGCATATCTATTAAAAAATAAGTGGGATATAAAATCACTTGAAAAACAAGTAACAACAAAAGCTGTAAGTAAACTTAGAGAAAAGTTAAGCAACTATACAGATACAAGAAATAAAATAAAATCAGGAACCCCAACAAAACAGAATACAGAGGAAGGTTCATTTGCTGGATTCAAAACAATGATAACATAACAATTAATCTAATATATTAAAACATGCAAATAAGTAATTTACAGATAAGTACAGGTCAATGGCATTCAGGTCTAACCCAAGCTACACACCTACGTTCTTTCTTTTTAACTGAACCAGAAATGGCTTCGCAAGTTGTAACAAGAATTTACAACAAACAAAATGGATACAAAAATGCTCTGTCATTCCTAACAGGAGGTGTTGGTAAGGCAAAAGAACTTAATGACATCATATACAGATGGCCAGTTATGGGTGATAGTAGAAAAGCTATTCCTATTACAAAAGCTGTATTTGAAGCAGCTAGTAGTCCAGGTGTTGCATCTAGTACTTTTAAGGTAGGTATTGGTGAAAAATGGTTTGCTGAAGGAGATGTTCTTGTTCCAGATGATACAAGATATTCAATGAGGGTTATGAAAGAAGTTGATTTTGATGGTTCAGATTATATTCTGACATTACAACTTAACACAAATAATCAAACAGATTATATTCCCTCTACATTGTTAGCTGTTGGGAAAGAGCTTTCTAAAGACTTTAATGCAGTAGAAAATGATCATTCAAGAACTTCTGGAGAGACACATTATGCAACTCCATTGCTACTTGAAAATTACATGACAACTCTACGTAAATCTTACAGTGTAACTGGAGCCGCACATGATAAAGTGCTTACTATAAAACTTATGAATCCAGATGGAACAGAAATGGCTTCAACATGGGTTAAATATGCTGAATGGGAATTCTGGAGTCAATGGATGGACGAAATTGAATTAATGTTAATGTTTGGTAAATCAAACGTTAAATCTAATAGCACAACTGATATGAAGGGTGCTAGTGGAAATCCGGTTTACCAAGGAGCAGGTTTGGAACAACAAATTGCGCCAAGTAATAAACGTCTATATACAACTCTAACTGAGAAAACTATTAGAGATTTTATGGATGACTTATCATTCAACGGTACTGAAGACGGAGAAAGAGTTTATACTGCATTGTGTGGTCGTCAATTTATGAACTTGTTTGATCAGGCAATGAAAAATTCTGCATCTAAATTCACTTTAGTTGATACAAAGTTTATCACTGGATCTGGACAAAATCTTGGACTACATGGCCAGTTTATGGAATATACAGGTTTAAATGGAGATAAGATTCAATTAAAAGAATACATTCCATACAATTCTGTAGTAAGGAATCGTCAACTACACCCACAAACTGGAAAACCAGCAGAATCATATAAAGCAACATTCCTAAACTTTAAATCTTACTCTAAAGGTGAGCCTAATATTCAAAAGGTTTACACCAAGGGAAGAGAAACTGTTAGTTGGTATGTTGAAGGTGCTTATGGACCTTATGGACCAAAGAAAAATGGAACAGGATCAAGTACAGTTGATGGTTACGAGTTTCATATTATGAGTGAATGTGGTATTATGTTGAAAGATCCAACAGATGCAGCTCAATTCGTATTAGATGTCGATAGTCTATCTTAATAAATAAAAAGAACAGGGAGAGTTAATATCCTCCCTGTTTATTATAAAAGGAAAACAAAAGGAAAATAAAAATGGAAAAACAAGTAATAATAAAACCAGTAGTAAAGTCAAAATTTTCAGGAATATCAGCTCTTACAAAATCCTGGACAACAATAGAAGGCGCCCAATTAGATAGGTCAGGTTCTTATAAAACAGGATTAACAAGTGATGAAGAAAGAAAATACGAAGAACTTTTAAATGTTCCTAAAGGTACATTAAATAGAAAGAGTGAGTTCTGGGGGACAGTATTAGGATTAAGATTGCCAAATGATAAACCATATTACTTTAATATAATAACACCACTAGATGAAGTTAAATTAAAGGTTATGGAGAAACATTCTGACATTGCAATGAATGAAATGGAATTAGCAACAAAACCTCATGCAAGATTTTATATAGAGGACAAAGAAGCTAAAGCTAAAATAGAAGAAGTAGCCTTAGATTATATGTTTGAAGCTACAAAACTATTTATGGATACTACTTCAGAAGAAAAGAAAGGTTACTTAAAACTTTATGGTAAAAGAGGGGTTGAACAATTATCTGATACTATTATTAAAACAGAACTATACAAAGAATTAACATCAAATCCTAAAAAATTCATTGATCTTATTAATGATCCAGATGTTAAAATAAGAGTGTCAATAGAGGAAATGATTGAGCAGGGACTATTAAAGAAAAGAGGAAACTATTATAATTATCAGGATGAAGTTATTGGAAATTCAGTTGATGCTGTGGTGGCATTCTTCAAAGATTTGAAAAACCAAAGCTTAAAGATTGCAATAGAATCTGAAATTAAAAAAAAGAAAAAGTAATTGACCATATCTGAGGCACATACAGCATTTAAGTTTGGATTAGATAAGTTTGATAGTTTAAACTATCCAAACTTTTTACCAGAAGAAATAGATTTGTTGTTAAATCAGGCTCAAGACAGGTTTGTAAAGCAGAGATACGGAAATAATAATAATAAACAACAATCGTTTGAGGAAACCCAAAAAAGAACTGAGGATTTAAAAAACATTGTAAAAAATATTATTATTGCTCCTGCTGCAAATACAAGTGAAAACATAGATAATAATGCTCAATTTGTAACACTACCAGTAGATCACTGGTTCACTGTTCAGGAGAGAGCAGAAATTAGTTATTTAGACTGCAAGGAGGACACTGTAACTGATAAAGTTTATGTAAGAGAAGTTCAACATAATGATTTTGATTTGTTAATAGGAAATCCATTTGAAAAACCAACTAAACATAAAGTGTTAAGGTTAATGGCAAATGGAAAAACAGAGTTAATACACTCTTCTGACAGTACAATTACTAACTACCACTTGAGATACATAAAAGAACCAGTTAGAGTTAACTTAAGTGGAAATCAAACATTTGAATTATCATCACATACGCATCAGGAGATAATTAACCTAGCCGTACAAATAGCATTAGAAGGTATTGAAGCTAAAAGAAATCAAACTTTTACACCTATTATAGAAAGTAAACAAGAATAATTTAAATAAAAATTTAAAATGGCAATAACACCAATTAAACCAGCATATTTTTTAGGTTCAAATATAAATGACCCTAAAGTGCTTGGATCGAAAGTAGATGAAATAATTTTAGCTATCAATGATATTACTGGTGGAACTGGTAGTGCATCAGTAACAGACTTAACAGTTTCAGGAACTG